CCGCTGCGGGATCGAAGTCTGCTCTAGCACTTGCGACAACGAACACACGACGGCGTCGTTGGGCCACTCCAAAGTGTTGGGCATCCAAAATGCGCCACGCTGCTGTTCTGCGTGGCCCAGAAACGATACCCGCATTTGGCCAGGCATCGGGCGCAACAAGTGGCTCATCACCCCCGCATAGCTGTGCGAGGAAGCATCCGAATGCGTTGTCTGATGTTGATAGGACTCCTGGGACATTTTCCCAAAAGACAATGCAGGCTGGAAGTCCGCGAACAAGTCTAGATTCATCGATTGCATCAGCGATCTCGCAAAAAGTAAGTGATAAATTTCCGCGAGCATCGTCAAGCGACTTACGAAGTCCCGCGACCGAGAATGCCTGGCACGGCGTACCACCACAGAAAATTTCAGGCGCTTCTATTTCTCCAGAAAGAATGCGATCTGGTAGCGCCGTCATATCCCCGAGGTTCGGCGTATCAGGATAGTGATGCGCCAGCACAGAGGAAGGAAACTTCTCAATCTCCGAGAACCATGCGGCTTTCCAGCCCAGCGGTTCCCAAGCAACGCTGGCGGCTTCAATGCCTGAGCAGACAGAACCGAATCTCATCCGACGATCCTCCCGTCAAACTGCTGACGCAGCTCGGTCAACTGTTCACTCGGATTCGCGCACGCCGACGGGTTTGCCAGTATCTCGCGGCTGGTGTAGACATGGGCATCACCCTGCCCATTGGCAACATCTTTGCCGTCAATTACATAGACCGCCGTCCAATCGTCGAGGCCGTCTTTGCGTTCCCACGGCACGAGGTCTGGGTGTAGCGTATGGCTCTCGCAGGCATTGCGTTGGAATTCAATCGGAATACCGTCGGCCTCGTGTAGCTCACAACGCCAGGTGCTATCGGCCTTGGCGGTACTATGCGCGCAGGTGCGGCAGTTCACGTGCTTGGTCAGGCGCGTACTGTGGCAGAACTCATGCGCGTCGCAGAACTTGCATTGATACCAGCTCGGATCGGTGCTGATAGGTGGCGGCATTCGGTCTGCGAGCGCCAAGTAGTGACCGCGACGAATATACTTTTCGGCGGTTTCCTTGTCATATCGGACGCGCTCTGTATAAATCTGGTCGTTGTCTTTGCAGACGGCGACATAGAGGGCGCGGTCGATCTTCGTGCCATGCATATACAGTTGCATCTGTACGAAATGCTCGGGCTTGGATTTCTCTACGCCAAGTTTGTCTAGGTCGTCAAATGACTTTTTGCTATGCGTCTTGAACTCGGCGACATGGCGTTTCTTCGGTGCCTCGGGCACGCCAGACTCAATGATCGCGTCAATGCTCCCGGAAACGTGAGCGCCAAGGTCGACACGCTGTTGCTTGGGGCCGGTCATGCGTAGGTCAAGGCCGATGGCGCGTAGGTCGCTGACAATCGTTGCCTCTTCGTTCTGTCCACGCCGGAACAGGCGCAACACGCGACCGGGGAACTTCGGCTGCACGGCCCAGCGAAAGGAAAGCCACAGCCACCGGTCGCACGGGTGACCGAGCTGGCTGCACCCCATATGACCCCTGGGCGGTTCGGCTAACAATTCGTGGTGTTTGTCGATGAGCGCTTGTATGCTATTCTCTGGCTCGGGTAACCTCATTGCCCAGCTCCTTTGTTTAAGTTGATCATTTCCCCCGGCTAAACACCGGGGGATTTTTTATGGTGGGGGTAGCGTGGCCGAAAGCTAGGCCAGAGGAAACGCCATCGTGTGCATGTGTGTTTATGTCTAACGAGGCAATATCCAAACCCCGGCACACGCATGGCGACTGCTCTTGCTACCCCCGAAATTTTTACTTCATCCAGGGCGGCGTAGAACCCTTGGCCGTCTCACGAGGTGCTACAGGCTTAGATGCGGCAGGAGCAGCGCTAGAGATTGCGCGATAGCCCTTGACCTCGTTGGACGCATCGTAGCTCTTGCCCGTGCGCTCATCAGTTTGTGGCGGGCGAATCGCCAGTTTGATGTTGACAGCGCCGCCGATCAGTTGGTCGGTATCCTGCACTTTTGACAGGCCAATCGCTCGCATGATTTCGCCCAACTGCTGGCGACCAATCTCCTCGGCCTTCTGGCTCTGGTTCTTGATGTTCAGGTTGGCAAACACGACCCTGCCCTGATGGCTCGGGCCGGTGATGTCAAGGCGCAGCTTGATGTACTGGCCGGTTCCGTCGTTCGTGTTGCGAAGCTCGGATTGGCTGATCGTCGCGTTGTAAGAACCCTCGGGGATCGGCTCAAAAGAGCTGGTCGATTGCGGCAGTTCAGCAGCGTCAAAAGATTGATTAAGCAAAGCCATGTGATTACTCCTGTTCGATTGAGAAAGATGGGCGACCGGGCTTGGTCGTGATAGCACCAGCCAAAGGGCCGGTGATGGACTCATCAGCGCTTTTCCAAGCGCTCATGTTGATTTCCGGCTTCCACCGGAAGAGGCTAGAAAGATGCGCTGTCAAGCCATGTTCAGCAGCAAGGTCTTGCACCTTCTCGGCGTCTACCTTGCGGTCAAGGCGGCTGACAACCTTAACTTTGTAGCCTGTGACCTTGATGGTTTCGGTGCCTTCAACATCGTCACGCACGCCAGTAATTTCCCTAATGCGATCCTCAATGTTTCGGCGGTCGGCAACAGCGGTGGCTTCGGCGGTCTTTGCCATCAACCACATACTGGATAGCGACTCGAGGTCGCTCACGGTCTTAATGAACTCTGAGCGTTCCATCTCACCCGCCGATCTTCCCAATGATCTCACCAAGGTCAGGCGCTTCCCAACCGGCCAACTTGCCCGAGCGATCCTTCGCCAGCCACAATCCATCGCCATCGCACATGAGGGCGCGTTGCGTGTTCCCCTCGCCATCGCGCTCAATGCGTAAAGCCAGCACCTCATCAAAGAAATAAGGGAGCGATTGCCCGGTCTTGTTACCCGGCATTGAGGGCGCATAGAGAATTCGGCCCATCTCGTCCTGCGTCTTCTCCAACTTCGCGCTCATATAGACATGGCGACCCGGCAAGTCGCGGAAGGCGCGAATAATGTCGGCCATCTGCTCTTGCATCGCACCATAAGCCTGCCTCGGGTCTTTCGTGGCCTTTTTCTCGGCGTTCAAGACCACCTCGGCGATCTCGCTGATGCTGTCAAGCGCCACGCTCTTGTAAGCCTTCGCCTCATTGCTCTCGGTCAGCCATTGCCACGCCTCTTTGAGCGTGACCATGCTGTCGATTTCAATGTAGGGAAGGTCTGAGTCTTGTACCGACAACAGGCCACCTTCGGCAGATAGCACAATCGGGCTGGGAAGCGTATCAATCAGCGAGGTTTTGCCTGCACCGGCCTGGCCGTACACCAGCACCTTGACCCCACTAGCGGACAATCCGCCAGTTCGTTTCACACTAATAGCCATCTCTGGCTCCTTTCAGTTGTTGCTGCGCCTTCGGCCAATTCCAATCGCGCAGGGTTGCAATGATGGCGAGGTCGGCGTAGGATGTCAACACAATTTGAAAAAAAATCCAGAAAGGTCAAGATGACTACAAAGGAAGCCGTTGCCTTTTATGGCGGCGTCAAGAAGCTCGCAGACGAACTTGGCGTCTGGCCGCAGGTGATCTACGCTTGGGGAGAACGACCGCCCATGTCTCGCCAGTACGAGCTGGAGGTCAAGACGAATCACCAACTGAAGGCAGACACGGAGAAAGAGCTTGGCTGACCTATCCAACATCCTCGGAGGCCCATGGTCGCCTCCTGCTGAGAAGCACATTGACCCGCCGGAGGTTCAGCTCATTGACTCCATCCGCGCGGCTGGCCTCGAGCCACCGCAAGAAGTACATCTGGATGGGAAGATTCACAGATTTCGCTCAGGCACCAAAGGCTCGCCCGGTCACGGCGATAAGGCAGGCTGGTATCTGGTCTTTGGTGATGGCGTGCCTGCTGGACGGTTTGGCTGTTGGCGCTCAGGCATCGAGGTGACATGGCGCGCCGATATTGGGCGCAAGCTCACGCCAACCGAGGAGATGGCTCACGCCAGGCGCATCTCGGAGGCCAAGGCGCTGCGCGACGCAGAACTCCAGCGTCAGCGGGAGGTCGCCGCCAGCACCGTGGAATCGATCTGGTCGTCAGCTCAAGGCGCAAGCCCCGAGCATCCCTATCTCCAGCGCAAGGGCATCCAGACGCACGGCGCACGGGTAACAGGCGATGGCAGGCTGGTTGTGCCTCTGTACGATGCCGACGGAACAATCTCGAGCCTCCAGTACATCGATCACGATGGTGGCAAGCTCTACCATCCTGGCGGTCAGACCGGCGGAAAGTTCTGGCAGCTAGGCTCACTCGATGAGCCTGGAA